TGTGATTTCTTCTGGGGAGGATATCTCCGGAGTTACCTTTACAAGAGATTACTATACTTCAAGTTATTCCAACGGAGAAATCGAGAGGAAGTAAAATATGTCAGATTTTGAGAAGAGAGTGCAAATCAATAAAATTATTGAGAGCCAACTTCCAGAGTTTTTAGTTTCAGATTTTCCAAAAGCAACAGATTTTTTCAAACAGTACTATATCTCCCAGGAATTCCAGGGTGGTAATGTTGACATTGCCGAAAATCTAGATCAATATCTAAAACTTGACAATCTTGTTCCAGAAGTTGTTGTTGGATCAACTTCTCTGTCCAATAATATCTCCTCATCTGATACTGTTATAACAGTTGCTTCGACAAAAGGATTCCCATCTGAGTACGGACTTTTAAAAATTGATGATGAAATTATTACATACACTGGTGTAACAGCAACTACGTTTACTGGTTGTATTCGTGGTTTTAGTGGCATTACGGGATATGATAATATTTCTGCATCTGATTTTGTTGATAATGTAAATAAACAGTCTCTGGTATTCTCGGACTCTTCTCAACAAAGTCATTCATCCGGATCAACAGTAACAAACCTGAGTGTTTTATTCTTACAGGAATTCTATAAGAAACTAAAATATACCTTTACACCTGGTTTAGAAAATAATGATTTTGTTTCTGACTTGAATGTTGGAAACTTCATCAAACACGCTAGAAATTTTTATCAGTCAAAAGGAATTGCAGAGTCTGTTAAAATTCTCTTCAAGGTTCTTTATGGCGTTGAAGCAACTGTTATAGACCTAGAAAGTAGACTTGTTAAACCTTCAACTGCTGATTATATTAGAAGAGAAGTAATAGCAGCAAAAAATATTTCTGGAAATCCTCTTGCACTAGAAGGACAGACCATATTTAAATCGACAGATATTAACACCAATGCTTCTGTCTCTAATGTTGAGATTTTTACAAGAGAAAATGAAACTTATTATAAACTCGAACTGTTTGTTGGTTATAATGAAAGAGATCTGATTGAAGGAACTTTTAGTATTTCTGGCAAAACAAAAGTTCTTGAAGAAGTATCGCCTGGTAGTTCAGTAATCTCAGTTGATTCTACCATTGGATTTGGAAACAGTGGAACATTAATTTCTGGCAATAACACAATTGCATATACTTCCAAATCAGTTAATCAATTTTTTGGTTGTAGTGGAGTAGTATCTACAATATCTCTTGGAGATGATATTAGATCCGATGAAACCATTTACGGTTATGAAAATGGTGACATTGCTAAAAGAGTTGATCTTCGCATTACTGGAGTAATTTCAGAGTTTGAAGAAATTGATGACATTTCTTTAATTGATGAGGGTGAAGAAATAACAGTTAGAAACCTTGGAGAATTGATTGAAAACCCCTCTGAAAATAAGTCTTATAAAGAAGTATTTGCAAACACTTGGATTTACAATACAAGCACAAGATATCAAGTATCTTCGATCACTGGATCAACCTTTACGTTATTAAGCAATATTGATAAGTCAAGTCTAAAAGAAGGTGACATAGTTGATATTTTAGTATCTCACAGTAATACCGTAGTTTCTTCGGATGCTATTGTATATCAAATCAATACATCACTGAAACAGATTATTTTAAATAACATATCTGGATTTGCACCAAGTCCAAATCAATCATATGATATAAGAAGAAAACTCAAAAAATCAACAAGTTCGAGCGTTAATCTTCTCGATGGAAATAATGTTTATATTTCAAATGTACTGAATGTTTACCATAATGATAGTGCTGATGGGTATGTTGCATCAAACTCCTTACCATCTTATGAAATCAATGATCAGTTAGTAGAATCATCAATACCTGTTGGATCTGCAACGTATCTTGGCGATTATAATTCAGTTATTCAGGCATATTCGATTATAAAATTTTCTAATGATGTTAAATTTATTGATGGAGACATCGTTGTTTATACTTCTGAAAATCAACCACTATCTGGATTAGTTTCTGGATCAGAATATTATGTAAAACTTGTCGCAACTAACCAGATTAGACTGTATCCTTCAAGATCTCTTTTGAGTGGAAATGAGTATGCGGTATTTTCGGAAAACAATAGTACTGGTTACCATAGATTTACTCTTAAAAAGCATAAAAGTAGGTCTGTATCAGCAAATAAGATTCTTAGAAAGTTTTCAAGAAATCTAACTCACAAAAATAATACTCAAAGATCTGTTGATCAGGTAGGAAATCACATTGGTATGTTGATTGATGGTGTTGAGATCAACAATCCAGAATCGACGGATAAGGTCTACTATGGACCATTAGAGGAGTTTCAGGTCCTTAATGGTGGTAATGACTATGATGTAGTAAACCCCCCTCAGATCGTCATTTCGACGGGTGCTGGCGTAACTGCTTTGGTAGAACCAATCATCAATGGTAGTGTAAAGCAAGTTTTTGTCGATCCACAAGATTTTGATGTCGATAATGTTTTATCTGTTTCTTTAACTGGTGGAAATGGATCTGGTTGCGTATTGCAACCACTTATGGGTGAAAGATTTAGAGAAGTTGAATTTGATAGTAGAGCACTTAGTGTTGGTGGTGGTGTTGATCTTACAGATGAAACAATCACGTTCTTAACAGATCACAATTTTTATGATGGTGAGCCAATTATTTACAATCAAAATGGTAATAATCCATTACTGATTGGTGCTTATGCCGATGTTACCAATACGCCAACAGGAACACTTGTCAGTGGAGATCAATACTTTGCAAAATTTGTAAATACCAGATCTATCAAATTATTCAATACTTCCTCAGATTATATTGCTGGAATTAATACTATTGGTTTCTCAACTTCTACTACTTTCAGTGGAATTCATAAGTTTAGAACTGTTTCTAAAAACACTTTAAGAAGCATTAAAGTATTAGATGGTGGATCTGGATATGAGTATAGAAAACTAAGAGTTCCATCAACGGGCATTTCTACTCAATATAGCACGGTTACTTACAAAAACCATGGATTTTCTTCTGGTGACATTGTAACTTATGCAACCACCGGAACTGAAATCACTGGTCTTTCAACAGCAAAAAGATATTCAGTATATGCAATTGATTCTGACAATTTTAAACTGATTGATGTTGGTATTGGTGCAACATTCACAGATAATCTGATAAAGAATAAGTATGTAACTATTCAGTCTACTGGAAGTGGTAATCATATTTTCCAATATCCAGAAATACAAGTTACAGCAAATGTATCTTATGGATCATCGTTCACTGGTACTTTTAATTTCACTCCCGTCGTCACTGGTAGCATTGTAGACACGTATCTTTATGAGAAGGGAAGTGGATATGGTTCAAATACCCTGAATCTTCATAAGAAACCATTAATTAATCTAAAAAATGGAAAAAATGCTCAGTTAAACCCAATTATATCGAATGGAAGATTAATTGAAGTTCAAATATTAAGTGGTGGGTCTGAATATTATTCTATTCCAGAGATTCTTGTTAAGGGTGATGGCAATGGTGCTATTGTTAAGCCAGTTATTACTAATGGACAAATTACAAGTGTAGTAATAATAAATTCTGGTATTGGTTATAGTAAGTCAAATACTTATATTCAAGTAAATCCAAGAGGATCTGGTGCTATATTTGATGTCAGAGTTAGAGATTTGACTGTTAATGATGCTGAAAGATATGCTGAATATGCAAGATCAAGATCACCAAAGATATTCTCGGGTCTAAATCAAAACGAATCTGGGGAAACCTTAAACTTCGGAATATATGGATATTCTGAAGATCTAGCAGCAAATTACTCTGATGTAGGATCTTCGCACTCCCCAATTATTGGTTGGGCATATGATGGTAATCCAATTTACGGACCTTTTGGATACTCAAATCCTAATAATGTGCAATCTGGGGTTAGAATTTTAACACCAAGTTATTCTCTAAATTCTTCAAACATTTATAATAGACCATCTTCGTTTGCTTCTGGATTCTTCGTTGAAGACTTTACATATACTGCCGATGGTGATCTCGATGTTCACAACGGAAGATTCTGCAAAACCCCAGAATTTCCAAATGGAGTATATGCATATTTTGCAGGTGTAACTACTAGTGTTACCTCAAATACATTAGAACCACTATATCCATACTTTGTTGGAAACACTTTCAAATCTGATTTTATAGAAGAAAATACATATCTTGATCAGGGATTTGATTTTAATAATTCAAACATTATTAGAAATACTTATCCATACAAAGTTAATGATAGATATGCTGATTATGATTTTCTTGTGGAACCATATGAAAGTTCAACACAAGTAGTCGTTGTAGAATCTGTTAAGAAAGGTTCAGTAGATGATATCGAAGTAGTTGATGGTGGAAGTGGTTACAGAATCGGTGATAGAGTAAACTTTGATCAAGAAGAAACTGGTGGATCAGGACTCAGAGCAGAAGTTTCTGAGATCGTAGGTAAGAATATTACAAGGGTTCAAACATCATTTGAAAGTTATTCACCATGTGTATTTGTTTGGGATGATGATAATAACATTTCCGCATATTATAGATCTGGATTTGATTTAAGAAATGGCGACACTGTTTTAGTTGGTAGCATTTCAACCTCAATTACTAATATTTCAGGTCCTAAGACAATAGGTTTTTCAACAGAAGTTATTGGTCTTGCCAAGACCATGAGCAGTTATAGTTCATCTGGTGGGCAAATAGAAGACATTTTTGTATCTTCAAGACCGAACAATATTTCTATTGGAAACAGTATTAGTATTAAGTCTTCTCTTGGACAAGAAACTGTAAAAGTACTGAACAACTATAACAATGGCATTCTCAGAGTAAAGAGATATGCAAACACTGGTGTTGCACATACTTACAGCAGTTCTTTAAGCATTATAAGTGATAGAGTTAGAATCCCAGCAAAAACTACAATATTCAATTCAAAAGTTGATGACTTAGTATATTTCAACGCAAAAGATTCTGTTGGCATTGGAACAACCGCTGGTGGAGCGGTGTCAAAAACATTTACAATTGGTGGAATCTCACAGACGGTTTCTGTTCCTCACAGAAGCATATACTTACCAAACCACCCATTTAAAACCGGTCAGCAAGTAACATTTACAAAAACAGATCTTGCTGGCGTTGACTCATTAATTGTTGCTGATAACGATTCCAACTTAAATACATTCCAAATTCCTGATGTATTTGCACTATCTTCGACCGTATATGTAATCAATAAGGGAAGAGATTATGTTGGTTTAGTTACCCAAGTTGGATTAACTACTAGCAGTGAAGGATTGTTCTTCTACAGTGATGGAACTAACAATTCAGAATATCTATTTACGTCAAATCATACAAAGATCACAGGTCAAATCGATAGGGTTGTTTCAACAGTTAGTGTTGCCCAATCACACGGATTGTCTTATGGTGATACTATCAAGTTAACTGTTAAACCAAATACAATTGTTGGTGTCGGAACAACATCGCCGTTAACAGTTAAGTTTAATCAGAGTGAAAATAAACTCTTGGTTAACACTATTGGTATTAACTCTACTCAGATTAATACCACAGATAATACAATTACAATCTCTGATCATGGATACAATACAGGAGATAAGATCTTCTACGATAGTATTCAGGTTGCTTCTGGTCTGACAACAGGATCATACTATGTCATTCGTGACAGTAGCAGTAAAATTAGACTCGCTGAAACTCTATATGAAACAGTTCCAAGTACAGAAAATGTAGTAAACATTGTCGGAACTGGTGCTAGCATTCACAATATTTCGTTAATTAATCCAAAAATTGATGTCGTCAAAAATTCTACTTTAAAATTTGATCTTTCAGATTCTTCTTTGAGAGGATATAAGTTTAAAATCTTTAATGATAAAAATTTCGAGTCTGAGTTTGTATCAACCGGTGATAATGTAGATTTTAATGTTACTGGAATTGGAACAGTTGGATTTGGAACTGCTTCACTCTCTATTAAGTATTCAACCAATGTGCCAACAAAACTTTATTATGCACTTGAAAAAGGAGGTTACATAAGCACTTCTGATAGAGATGTTAGAGATTATTCTGAAATCAATTATGTCAACAGTGAGTTAAATGGAACTTATAGCGTATTTGGAATTTCAACAGATAGTTTTAAAATATCTCCTGCAAGAGTCCCAACTGTCTTACTTTATAATAGGGATCAGATTGAGACATTAGAGTATTCCACAAAGTCTTCAACAGCAATTAATGGATCTGTCGGTAAAGTAAAAATTCTTTCAAAAGGATTCAACTTTAAGAAACTTCCCAAGTTTACCGATATAACCAGCACAGATGGTACTGACGCTAACTTAGTTGCAATATCTACATCTATTGGTAGAATCAAAAATCTAAGATTCAAAGATTCTGGATACGAATATCCATCTGATAAAACATTACAACCAGAAGCATTTATTGCACCAATCGTAAATCTTGATAATTTAGATACCATTGATGAAATAGATATTGCTTTTGGTGGTAGTAGATATTTGAATTCCCCAGATCTTATCCTATGGAATGATACCACAAAAGAAGTAGTTGATACATCTTCTTTGATTGCTATCACTCCAAGTGGAGCAATATCTGAAGTAAGACAGATCGCTCCAATATATGGACTGAAATCAGATCCTCACAAACTAATTGCGATTAATAATTCAAATGGAGTTGGAATTAGTTCTGTAATTACAAGTAACTCTGGTGTTGCAACCTGTACATTATCAACTCCAATCCTAGGATTTACTACCCCACTATTCAAAGCTGGTGATGAAATATTTGTTGAAGGAATTGAACTAATTGGTAACGGAAGTGGTTATAACTCCGACAATTATGATTACAGATTCTTTAAGGTAGATAGTTACGTAAACTCCAATCCTGCTATATTAACGTTCTCAGTTGTTGATGAACTTGGTGTTGGACTATCAACAAATCCAGGAATCGCTAAAACTTTCCAATCTGGTTATGCATCAATTGTCAATAAAACATTCTATCCAGAAATCAATGTTATTAAGAAGAGAGGTAAATTCTCTCTTAATGAACAACTATTTGTCGATACTGGAAGTGGATTTACCGAAGAGGATGTCTACGTCTATTCGGTAAGAGACGAATTTATTAAAGTAACTGGAAGATATTACTTAAAAGAGGGTGATAGAATCAAAGGTAAGGTTAGTGGAATAATTGCTGATGTAACATCTATTACTGAAAATAGATCTAGATTTAAAATTAACTATTCTTCCAAGCAGAATGTTGGATGGAGAAATGATATTGGTAAGATCAGTGAGGATTATCAAGTTCTTCCCGATAATGATTATTATCAGAATCTTTCTTACTCAATTAAGAGTCCTATAACATGGGATACCCTTTCTGGTCCAGTTAACAGCATCTTGCACCCATCTGGAATGAAGAATTTTGCCGATGTTGGCATATTGTCTTCAACCAGAAGCTCTGCTGGATTAGCAGGCACTACAACAAGTGTCACTGTTCTGGATGTTATTGAAGAGAGAAGAGTTGATGTAATTAACAACTTCGATAATGTAATTGACTACGAAATAAAGACAAATCCAGATCAATCAAAATATCTTAAAATTCAAAATAGAAAACTCACCGATTATACGGAGTGTAGAACCAATAGAGTCGTTATTCATGATGATATTAGTTCTAGATTCTCAAGCAGAGGATTTGAAGATCCCTTTGTTGAGGTTGAAGAGATTGATGTTGCCGATACTCATGTAAGATATACAATTCAAATCGTCGATCCTGATAATTTCGATTGCCAATTAACCGAATTGGTTTTACAGACAACAACATTAGATTCTATTCTTTTTGAAAAATACAGCGCATACACTAACGAACTTCTTGGTGATTTTAGTGCTAATGTTGACAACTCTGGTAGAAAAACTTTAATATTCACACCTACGGAAAGATTTACCAGAGATCATGATATTAAAGTCTTGAAGAAAACGTTCTCATCTGATATTTCTGGAATTGGAACAGAAACTTTCGGTTCTATTAATCTGATTGGTAGCAATGTAATCGGTATTTCTAGTGTTGGTTCTGCAAGTAGTGTAAGGACGATTGCAGAATTTACCGATACAGATTTCAAAGGTTTATTTGCAAACATTGAGGTCTTAAATACAATCACCAGAGAAGTAAATTATATTGATGCATCTCTTGATTTTGATGGAACTAATACCTATCTCAGTGAGTATTATTTTGATACAACTACTCAGGGATATAGTTCTTCTTCTGTTGGATTAGTAACTGCAATTTATGATTCCACTGCTGGAATAGTTTCGTTTAGAGTTAAAAATGAAGAAGATCATTTAATTGATGTTAGAGCAAATATTGTTGGATTTGCTGCGACAACTTCTGGAATTGGAACTCATAGATTTTTGGTCACTGCTCAACCTGCTGGATCAGAGAGAAGTGCAAAGTTAGAATCTACTGTCGGAGTTGGAACAACTTCAATTAGAGTTGGATCTTTTGATTACAATCTTATTAGTTCATCCTCTTCTCTTGTAAAAGTTTCATGTGGTAGTAGCTCTGCTATACATCAAGTTTCTATTTTAAGAGGATCCAATAATGTATTTGTTGTCCCTGGACCTTTCTCCGCAGTAAACAATGTAACTGGTCTTGGAACCTTTGGTTCGGAAGTGGTTGGAAATGAGTTCTATTTGAACTTCTATCCAGATTATTCCGATACAAATACCATAGTTCAAGGATTTAATGAAGTATTCTACACTTATAGTGATTTTGATAACCTTCCAGCGGTATTAACTTATGGAAATAGTTCCCAAAGTCTTTTCTTATCTTCTTACGATAGTATTAATGGCGCAAGAGCGAATAAAGTTAACTTTAATTTAACTTATCAGGGAAGACCAATCTATAAGAAAATATTTACACCATCCGACACTACTACTGTTGATTTTGAAACTGGCATATTCACCATAGTTGATCACATGTTCAATACTGGTGAAGAACTAATTTACACTCCAAAATCAACATTTATTGGTGTTGGACAAAGTGCAATGGGTATTGGAGCAACTGCAAATTACCTTGGAGTTGTTACTGATAGACTGCCAGAAAGAGTATATCCAATTGCAATCACCCCAGATACCTTTAAACTATCGACTCAAAGGTCATATGCAACCTCAGGAATTGCAGTTACATTCACCGATGCTGGTGTTGGTAATGCTCATGAACTTGAAATGACCAAAAAACTCACGAAGAGTGTTGTTTCTCTTGATGGTATCGTACAGCAACCAATTACATTTACCCCAATAACACATTCTCTCCAGTATAATAGTGGATCAATCACATCTGGAATCTCAACATTTAATCTTAGTGGAATAACTTCGATTCAACCAAGAGATATCTTAAAGATTGACGACGAATATATGAAGGTGGTTGAGGTTGGTCTAAGCACTAATGTTGGTGGTGCTTTACTTGGTCCAATTAATGGTATTATTCAGTCTGGTGCCGCTTCCACGATTCCAACTGTTTCTGTCATAAGAGCATCCGTTGGAAGTACAGCAGTAACCCATAGTGATGGTGCAACCGTTCAGGTTTATAGAGGATCATTCAATATTATTGGATCTGAGATCTGGTTTGTCGATCCACCAAAAGGAAACACAAGATCAAGAAGAGATGATAGTAATCTACCATATGTCAGAGCACAATATGCTGGTAGAACTTTCCTAAGAACAAATTATGATACGAACATGCTGTTCGATGATATTTCTGATCAATTTACTGGTATTGGTAAGACATACACTATGTCTGTTGAAGGTATTAACACTACTGGTGTTTCTATTGGTAATGGTATATTATTCATTAATGGTGTCTTCCAGACTCCAACAACAGTCAATAATGCTGGAAATAACTATGAATTTGAAAATGATAGCGTTGCTGGAATTTCCAGTGTAGTGTTTACTGGTATTACTTCCACTGATGGTACATACATTAAGTCAGATTTTGATATTAATCAAAATCAACTTCCAAGAGGTGGTCTAATTGTATCACTCGGATCAACACCAGGTTTGGGATACGCACCTCTTCTTGGAGCAAAAGTTAGAGCAAATCTTGATGTTTCTGGTTCTATCGTAAGTATTACTGGAATATCCCACACAGGTCCTGGACAATCAATCAGCACAGCGTCGTATAACAATCAAACGGGTGTTATTGAAATAACAACAACAACTGACCACAATTTTGTTGGTGGAGATAGAATTAAACTGGTTGGACTAGGATTTACTTGCCCATCAGGAGCGGGAATCGTATCTTATTTCCCCTCACGTGAACTAGATTATTCATATGATATATCTGGAATTGTTTCTGCAAGAACTTTCCTTGCAAACGTTGGTACTAGCACTCTACCTCACTCTTACATTGGATTTGGAACTGTATTCCCATGGTATGACTTGAATGATGGATCTGGATATAGAAATCCAGTTTCAATAGGTGTAACAGATCCAAACCATACAGGAAGTGAAGCAAGCATCACTGCTGTCGTTGGTGCTGGTGGTACTCTTGGATTTATTATCAATAATGGTGGATCTGGATATGTGGAACCATATATTAGAATACCTGAACCAATTTACGAAAATCTAGAAGTAGTTGGTGTTTCAAGAGTTGGGTTAGGAACAACAACAGAAACTGGTTCAAATCTGCTTATGAATATAAGTATTGGACCTTCTCCATCTACGGTTGGTATTGGTTCAACACTGTTTGTAGTCAATTCTTTCCAAATAGCAAGACCTGGATATTCTTTCAGGGTTGGAGATATCTTCAAACCAGTTGGTTTGGTTACTGCAAAAGATTTGGTAGAACCAATCTCAGAATTCCAACTCGAAGTAGTTGAGACATTCCAAGATTACTTCTCAGCATGGTCGTTTGGTGAAATGAATTACATTGACAGTATTTCGACATTACAGAATGGAAGCAGAACTAGATTCCCACTTTACTATAATGGTCAACTCCTAAGTTTTGAAATTGATCCAAACAATCCTCTTTCAAGTTCTATTGATCTTGATGCTGTTCTTATCATATTTGTTAACGGCGTCTTACAACAACCATCATATGCGTATGCATTCTCTGGCGGAACAACATTTGAGTTTACCGAACCACCAAAAGCGTCTGATAAAGTAGATATTTTCTTCTATATTGGTCAATCTGGTATAGACATTACATTGATTGATATTAATGAAACAATTAAAATTGGCGATGATGTATTTGTTAGAAAAAATCCACTGTATCCATCAACATTAGATCAATCAAGAGAAAGAACTGTTGTTGATATCATTGGATCTGATACAGTAGAGACTGATAATTATGTTGGTTCTGGTATCGATGAGACTAATTATAAACCAATAGAGTGGATAAAGCAAAAAGAAGACAAGTATATTAAAGGTGATATTGTTTACAAATCACGTGATTCTATCGAACCACTGATTTATCCAACTGCAAAAATTATTGGCGATATTGATCAGGGATCAAGCAACATATTTGTTGATAATGCCGAATTCTTTAATTATGAAGAAGATAACTACGGCGTATCAATAACTTCCTTTGATGGATTAATAGTTCAGGGAACTGATCCAGTATCTGCTGCATTTACAGCGACTGTTTCTGTTGCGGGAACTATATCTAACATTACAATTACAAATGCTGGTCTTGGATATTCAACTTTAACAGTTCCTGTTAAAGTCTCTGCACCATCAGCAATTGGAATTGGCATTGGCACAACCGCAACAGCAATAGCAAATGTTTCTGGTGGAAATGTTGTTTCTATAACAATTACTAATCCTGGTTTTGGATATACGACAACTAACCCACCTCAGGTCATAACCGAAATTCCAAAAGGAACTACCGAACTTATTAAGAATATTCAAAATGTACAAGGATTTAGTGGAATTATTACTGGTATTAGTACAACAACTGGTACTGGTGGACATCCACTTGCTCTGAAAATTAATTTCCGCGCAAATGCGTCGGACGCTAACGATTTACAGACTGGTTACCCATTATTAGTTTATAACACAACTGTCGGAACTGGACTAACTTCTGTAAATAGTGGAGATTCTTCTATCGTTGGTATAGGAACTAGTTTCTTGGATAATGTTTATATCGTAAACTCTAAGACTAACTCTGGTCCAAATGCTGAGATTATCTGCAATATTCATACCAGCAGCAATGTTGTTGGTATTGCAACTACTGGATCAACTACTCTACCATTAGGAAATATTTCTTGGGGTAGAATATATGATTTCGATACGCGCACGAATCCAGTCTCAATAGCAGTCACTGGATTAACAATTGATTCTGGTTTATCAACACTCCCAACTATTCAAAGAAGAACATTTGGACTAAGAAACACGGGTGGAATTAGAAAACTTTCTAATCTACCTTGATGGGGATATAAATACATAAAAAAAGTTTAACGATGTCAGCAATTGTTACTGATCAGTTTAGAATTTTGAATGCGAGTAATTTTGTGGACTCCGTTGAGTCCACAGAAAACTCTTACTATATTGCAGTTGGACTACCCAACCCAACTGCTGTTGGATTTGGCAGATCAACAACCTGGAATACAAATCCCCCAGCACCTATTGATAGTTTCTCATATAGTAAACATTATGGGGATACTATTCTATATGGGAAGAGAATAACATCGGCAAATATTAGAAGAATAGTCAGAAGAATTGACTGGGTTGCGGGTAATAGATATGAAATGTATAGAGATGATTATAGTATTGTTAATCCAAGCCCATTAACTAATTCATCAAGACTATATGCAGCAAATTATTATGTAGTCAATTCTGAGTATAGAGTTTATATTTGCATTGAAAATGGATCGAGTGGTAGTAATCCAAAAGGAAATGTCTCCCAAGATGAACCCACCTTTACGGATTTGGAACCATCGAGAGCGGGAGACAGTGGAGATGGATATATTTGGAAGTACTTATTCACAATTTCCCCAAGTGATATTGTAAAATTTGATTCTACTGAATATATCACGGTTCCAAATAATTGGTTAACTTCGACTAATTCCCAAATACAGGCAATTAGAGAGTCTGGAGATTCTACGGCAAATAATAATCAGATTAAAACAGTCTATATTGAAAAATCTGGTGCCAATTATTCTAATGGATTAGGACAAGAACTGTCAATTATAGGAGATGGAAGTGGTGCAAGAGTAAGGGTTGATGTTGAAGGCGGTGCCATAACCAACGCTGTTATCACTTCCGGAGGCAAAGATTATAGTTATGGATTAGTAGATCTAGGTTCTATTAATACTAACACAGTCGGAAACAGTGCAAAATTAGTTCCAATCATCCCTCCTTCAAAAGGTCATGGTTATGATATCTACACTGAACTTGGAACGGATAAGGTTTTAGTTTATTCTAGGTTTGATGATTCTACAAAAGATTTCCCAGTAGATACAAGTTTTGCCCAGGTTGCAATTATAAAAAATCCAACTTCAATTGGTTCTACACAAATTTATACTGAAAATACTTTTACTGGACTATATTCCCTCAAATTCTCTTCCGTGTCTGGAACTCCAACGGTTGGTGAAAAGATTGAGCAGATCGTTTCAAGTGGAGTTGGTAGAGCATATGGTTATGTTGCTTCTTGGGATAGTGAAACTAAGGTTCTAAAATATTTTAGAGATAGATCTCTCTATTTTAATCAAACAACTCTCGATCAGCAAGATTATGTGGGTATTTCCACAAACGGAAAACCATATTCTTTCGAGTCTTCCGCAAATCAAATTAGTGGAAAAACATCAGGATTCTCTGCTTCCATTGACACTGGTTTTTCAGGAATTTCTACGAATCCAACGGGAACTAAGTTAATTAATCTGGGTGTTAATTTTACATCTGGCATGGCGTCTCCTGAAATAAATAAAGGATCAGGAGATGTAATCTATCTCGACAATCGTCCTACTATTAGTAGGAGTTCGCGCCAAAAAGAAGACATCAAAATCGTACTGGAATTTTAAAAAATGCCACAGAAGACTAACCTAAATGTAAGCCCTTATTATGACGATTTTGATAAGGAAGATAACTATTATAGAGTTCTATTCAAGCCTGGTCAACCAATCCAGGCAAGAGAGTTAACAGGTCTTCAGTCAATTTTACAAAACCAAATAGAATCTTTTGGAAGTCATCTTTTCAAAGAAGGTTCTATGGTAATTCCAGGTGGAATTACATGTGATAATGCATTTACAACTGTCAAGGTTAATTCGGATCACCTTGGAATAGATATAACAGTTTATCTTGATTCTTTATCCAATGCAAATAATGGAAGAGGAACAAGAGTAAGAGGTCAATCTTCTGGTATTGTAGGTACAATCAAAGGATATCTTTTACCTCCCGAAGAAGGAGTGGAGGATATTACTCTATTTGTAAAATATCTTGATGGTGGAACTGACGGAGAGACAGTTCAATTTTCAGATGGTGAAGTTTTAATCTTAGAAGAAAATGTCACCTATGGTAATACAACTCTGAACAGTGGTGATAGTGTAATTACCTTAGTATCCGTTAATGCTGCATCTACCGGATATGCAGTTGGTGTGTCTAAGGGAGTTTACTTCATCAGAGGTGTTTTTGTAGATGTACCTAACACCCAAATTGTTCTAGATCCTTACAATAACGAACCATCATATAGAGTTGGATTTGATATCCTTGAAGAAATCATCACATCAGATGATGATTCACAGTTAAATGATAATGCCAAAGGATTTACAAACTATGCTGCACCTGGTGCAGACAGATTAAAAATCAGTGTAAATCTCGCCAAAAAGCAATTATTAGATTTTGACGATACTAACTTTGTAGAGTTAGTTAAAGTTGATCAAGGACAAATCAAAAAGTTACAGAATAAATCAGAGTATAGTGTAATTAAAGATTACTTTGCAAAGAGAACTTTTGATGAGTCTGGAAACTATGCAGTAAATCCTTTTAAAATTTCTGTTGCCAATTCTCTGAATAATGAGACTGGTAATGGTGGTCTTTACTCCGATGGGCAAAGAACAGAGCAAGGAAATATTCCAAATGATGATTTAATGTGCGTTAAAGTATCATCTGGAACTGCATATGTTAAAGGATTTGATGTTGATTTGGTTGGATCTACAATTGTTGATGTAGAAAAACCAAGAACAACCAAGAGAGTTAATGAAGCACTAGTCCCATTTGCAATGGGAAGTTTATTAAAGGTTAATAACGTCTTCGGTGCTCCTTATATAAACATTGGTGCATCTGTCAGTGGGGCACAGACTACTCAGTCTAATATAATTGAACTTTATAATAGAAGGAGAAATAGTGGCGGTGCTGGTGCCGGAACCATAGGTGGGGGTGGAACTAAAATTGGTGAGGCAAGAGTATATTGGTATGGCGTTTCAGATGCCGCATACTCTTCTGACAGTACTGAGTGGGATCTGTATCTCTTTGATATTCAAACATATACTACGTTATACCTTGCAAAAAGTTATACTACAACGGAAGTTCCATTAACTTCATTTGTAAGAGGTCTTTCCAGTGGTGCAACAGGATATCTTGCAGCAAAACCAAATGCATCTGCGTTTAGTCTATCACAAACTTCTGGATCTTTCTTAGTTGGTGAGCAAGTAATTATCAATGAAGACCCACAACTTAAAGTTGGTATTAATAATTTAATTGCATATACTACCGAAGATATTAAATCAGTATATCAGGACTCTTCGACATTAAATACATCATTGCAAAGTGGATTCTATGCAGATTCTGTTCTTTATGAAAGAACTCCTCCTAATTTCTCAATTACAGACAAATTAAATATTACTACTGGCGGAACAGCAAAAGCACCTGGTAGATTTTTCTCAGGAACAACTGGAATTAAAACTGAGGCAATCATTAAGTACCAGGAAAGTGGTAACACTGATCCAACATTTAACAGAATATCTGCAATTTCCTCTGACGGCACATCTTTAACTCTCGCTGCTGTTGGATATGCGATTACATCAGTTTGTGATAATGGTTTACCAGCAGCTACGACTGATTCGGTATTTTCTTTGATGGAGCCGAAAATTTCTAATATTTCTGCGGCAGGTCTATATTCAAAATTACCAAAAATTGATATTTCATCTGTTGATCTTTCTTCATCAGAACTTACTATTGCTAAGCAAATTACTGGTAGATCTACCAGTGCTGCGGGTTCACTTACACTAACAACTTCGGATGCACTAGATGTTAGTGCTGGAATTACCAGTGTTTTCTTCGAAGCATTTGATGCTGAAAGATATTCAGTACATTATAGCGATGGAACCACTGACAAACTGACATCCAGTAAGTTTACTCTTGGTGCCAATGGCGATTCTGTAACATTTACTGGATTAAGAGCAAGTCAATCAAATAATGTAACAGTAAATGTTACATTGAAGAAGAGACAAGTTACTAATAAGTCAAAAGATTTTATAAGAAGCAGACAAGTATCAATTACAAGAACCAGTGGAATTTCTACACAGACTGGATCTACTTCTAGTGGTCTTACAACTAGCAAATACTATGGTCTCAGAGTAGAAGATGATAATATTTCTCTGAATGTTCCAGACGTTGTAAACGTAAGAGCAATCTACGAATCAACAAATTCATCAGCACCTGTTTTAGATAAACTAACCTTTGCAACTGGATTATCACTCGATACTAATGCAATCACTGGTGAAAAATTAGTAGGAAGCAATAGTAGAGCAGTTGCACAAGTTGTTAATAAGACTTCGACTACAATAGAATTTGTTTATCTTAATGAAAATAACTTTGAGGTTGGTGAAAGTGTCACATTTAAAGAATCTTCTATTAGTGCAACTATTCAAGAGATAACCTTCGGTAGTTACATTAATAAGACATCTAATTATGTCTTAGATAAGGGTCATAGAAATCAATATTGTGATTATTCTAAGATTAGAAGAAAATCTGGAAGTTCAATTCCTTCTCGCCAACTTTTGGTAGTACTAGATTACTATAAAGTTTCTTCTGGAAACAGTGGTGACATTTTTACTGTAAATTCATATACGGAAGAAAGGTACGCTAGTGATCTTCCAACGGTTCCAGATGGAACTCGTGCTTCTGATATTCTTGATTTTAGACCAAGAGTACAAGAGTTTGATCCAAACACTGCTACTGCATCTCCATTTGCATTTAGTTCTAGATCTTATGAAAGTACATTTAGATATGTAATTTCTCCTGATGAAACATCATTTATTGGATATAGTTATTATCTACCCAGAATTGACTTAGTAACGGTTAATCGTTTTGGGGAAGTTGAAATAGTTAAGGGTGAGGCAACTGATAATCCAAAACCACCAGTCCTAGCAGATGATGCTATGGAACTTGCCCAAATCAAATATCCAGCATATCTTTTCAATCCTCAAAAAGATCCAAAGATCTTATTGAGAGATAACAGAAGATTCACAATGCGTGATATTGCAAAACTTGAGCAAAGAATTGAGAATCTGGAAGACGTTACTAGTTTGAGTATGTTGGAATTGAAAGCTCAAACACTAGAAATTACTGATGCCAATGGTTTGAACAGATTCAAGTCTGGATTTATTGTTACAAGTTTTAGAGACAAGTCTCTCGTTGATAGAAGATACACATCTATTGATATTAGTAAATCAGACCCAACTGCAATTGCACCGATTGATTTCTGGTCAATGCAGGCAGAACTGGCACTAGATCCAGCAATCGATAGAACTAAGACTGATACATCACAAAACCTAAAACTATTAGATCCAAATATTCAAAAAACTGGTGATATTTTAACTCTAAAATATGATGAAGTTGATTGGATAGAACAACCTCATGCTACTAATGTAGAGAATGTCAATCCATTTAATGTCATTGTGTTCGTTGGTGGAGTTCAACTTGATCCCGCATCGGACAACTGGGTTAGAACAATTTATATTGACGATCAGAGAACTGAATCTACCGGTGCTGAATGGGTACAAGAAGCAAGTGTAAACACTGATGTAAATCAAAAAACAGAAACCGAAACCTATAATAAGGGTGGTGGTAGAGGTGAGAAGGGTGTTAGAACGTTCACCACAACTACAACCACAACAACTACAAAATATACTCCAAAACTCACTGGTCCATCGAGAGAGTTTAATTATGTTGAAGATGTAAAGATCAGCGGAACTGTTGATCCATTCATGCGTTCTAGAAACGTTTACTTCAACGCAAATGGTCTAAGACCTTATACCAAACACTATCATTATTTGGATAGTCAGCAGGTTGATGTTGTTCCAAAGATTTGTGAAATTGAAATGCAATCTGGAACTTTCCAGGTATTTGAAGATGCACGTATATATCATGGTGGGCAGCAAATTGGTTACATAAGAATACAAAGACCAAATCATAAGTTTGGTGATACCTCTAGACCAGACATTGGTGCTGGACTTGGATCTCCTGCTGTTCTTGTTGAAGAATATTCAGTTGATCCTTATGATAGAACAAGACCTGCACCAGGAACTTCATACTCTGCAACTTCTAAATTAATTAACTTTGGTGTTAGAGTTCTAGCAACAGAAGAAAAATACTATGGTTATGTAATTAAAGATGCTGTTGTTGTTGGTGAAACTAGTGGTGCTGTTGCAAGGATTACCAGAGCAGAACTAATTTCTGACAACTGGGGAGATATTGTTGCAAACTTCTTCTTCAGAGATCCTAATTCAAATCCACCACCACCAGTAAAAGTTACAAGTGGAACTAAGACTGTTAAGGTTACTGCTGTCCCACCTGGTGTAACTCCACTTCCAGGATCTACAATCTTTGCAAGTGAGGCTCTTGGCACATACAGTGGATCTGGAACAATCTTAACACAGGAAACTAGCAGAGTTTCCGTTAGAAATCCACCCAAACCCGCTGCAAAACCAACAGAAGTCTCAGTTCAAGTAAAAGCTCCACACAGAGACCCTCTGGCACAATCGTTTACTGTCGATGGTAAGGGTGCATTCCTAACTTCATTTGATCTTTATTTTGCAACAAAAGATCCTCAGGCAAAGATCTATATTGAACTCAGAACTGTTGAACTTGGAACTCCAACTTCATTCTTAGTTCAAGACTATACCCAAGTTGCACTAAATCCTGATCAGATTAACATTAATGAGGCAAACTCATTTGAACCTGTTCCTACAAGAATTCGTTTCCCATCTCCGGTATTCTTGGAAGCAAACAGAGAATATGCTATTGTAATTCTCTCACCTGCATCTGATGCTTATGAGATGTGGACTGCCACCATGGGACAGAAAACTGTTAGAACTCAAAATCTTCCAGATGTTCAAAATGTTGTTGTTACTAAGCAGTATATTGGCGGTTCTCTATTCAAGTCTCAGAATGGAACCATTTGGACTCCAAGCCAATATCAAGATCTGACCTTCAAACTCTATAAGGCTCAGTTTGTTCCTTCTGGAACCGTTACATTCTATAATACTGACATTACTCCAAATGGAACTAATGTTTCTAAACTACAAAATAATCCAATTGAAGGATTACCAAGAAAGTTAAAACTTCCTATTTCAGGAACTCTTAATGCTGCGGTAATTCCTGGCGTTAAGATTGGAGAAGCAAGTTCTACGATTACTGGCATTGTAGAAAACCTTGGTGGTCCAATTGGAATTGCCACTGTCGTTGCTGGTGGTGGTGGATACACTGATGGAACCTACACTAGTGTTCCTCTTTATTCCTTATCAGGAAAAGGAACGGGAGCACAGGCAACAATTCAGATTCTGAACGGAACCATTAGAACATATAGCATAACAAGTAATGGAAATGGATATGTAGATGGTGAAGTATTAGGGATTACAACTAGTAGCGTTAAGTCTGGTAGCGGTGCTAAGTTTGGAGTTCAATCTCATGGTGCAACGGACACAATTTACCTTACAAGTGTTCAGGGTGAAAACTTTACAAATACATCTGCAATTTCTTACTATACAAATCCACTTGTAGAATCATCAAGAACAACCAGTGGAGCCACTGTTAATGGAACAACTTCTCTGATTGCTGATGAATTCTCTGGAAATGTGTTTAGAGTCAAGCAGTATAATCATGCACATCATGGTGGTAATAATGTAATCAAGATTACAAACGTTCTACCTGATAGAGAAAAGGTTTCACTAACTGCTAATTTTGGAGAAAATGACACAGTGGTTTCTGTTGCAGACACAACTGTATTTTCAAGGTTTGAAGGAATAACCACAAGTCGTGGGTACGCATTAATACAAAATGAAGTTGTATCTTATAGTAATATAACCCAAGTTTCTGGAAATGCAGGAACACTTACTATTGATTCTAGATCTTTGAATGAAAGTGTTAAAACATCTCACTCTATTGGTGATTTTATACAACCATATGAAGTAAATGGTGTCTCTTTAATGAGAATTAATACCACACACAATATTCCAGCAACTTATTATAATTCAGAGAGTTCTAATCTAGACAATTACTTCTTAGAATTTGATAGATCTACACCAACTAATAGATCTAGTGGCGGTTCAATGATTAACTTTGAGTCTCAGAAAGGATTTGGTGCCAATACGGTTGGTATTTCACAAAACCACCAATTCAGTACAATTGAACCAATGTTCAACATAATTACTCCTGGAAGAGGAACAGCAGCTTCGGCACAAATCAGAACGATAACTGGAACCAGTGCTGGTGGATCCGAAACTTCATTCCTTGATTTGGGATATGAACCAATTCAGTTGAATACTGTTACCCAACTCCCAACACCAAGAATGGTTGCATCTAGGGTAAATGAGACTGCAAGACTGACAACATTGCCTTTGAATAAATCGTTAACTCTAAGAGTTGATTTTGTAACTGAGGATCAGAATTTGTCTCCTGTAATGGATATACAAAATGCCACATTTGTTCTTGGTAGAAATAGATCAAATAATCCAATTGCAGATTATGTAATTGATTCAAGATCTAATAAAATAAATGGAGATCCTCATGGTGCAGTTTTTGTTACTCAGGTAATTTCTCTTGCACAACCAGCAACAAGTCTAAGACTATTGGTCGCTGCAAATAGACAAACAAGTGCCGATTTTAGAGCATTTTACAGATTGTTTAAAGCAGATTCAAGTGATATTCCACAAAGTTATGTACCATTCCCAGGATATGATAATTTGATTGACACTGATGGAGATGGTTTTGGAGACTTGGTTATAGACCAATCTAAAAATAGTGGAAGAGCAGATGCTTTTGTTATTCCTGACAATCCTGATTCATTCTCAGAGTATCAGTTTACAGCAAATAACCTTGATCAATTTAATGGATTCTCTATTAAAATTGTAATGTCTTCAACTAATGAATCTACCCCAGTAAAACTGAAAGATTTTAGATGTATTGCATTGGCATAATTAACTTATGAATCAATCTAACTCTGATCTAATACCAGTTGAGGGACACAGTAATCTTTTCAGAGATCGTAACACAGGGGCGATCTTGAATAAAGACAAATCTGCTTACCTCAACTATATGAGAATGAAGGAGCAAAAGCAAAAAGAAAGAACTGAAATTGATGATATAAAAAAAGATATTGAAGAAATTAAATCTTTATTAAAGGAATTTATCAATGGATCCAGATAAAATTAACTTAGAAAATCTAAGTAAAAGTTTTGAATATTTTAAGATCGCATCAGAAATTGATAATATCGATTCTGTTGAAGATTTAAGAAATGTTGCGAAATCTTATGTGAAACTATATTTTAAGCAACAAGAGGTTATTTCATCATTTGGTACTTCTGTAAAATCTTTTGGATTTGATGAAGTATAAATATATTTTAGATCCTGAACTGTTTATAAATGGCAGAAATTAAGGTCAGAGTAGGGCAACAACCCGCAGTAAAAGTTATATCTTCACTTGCTGGTGCTCAAGGTCTTTCTTTGTC